CATTACTGGCAGGATGTTTGATAGATTTAAAAACATCCTTTTCCTGAGTTACCACAGATTATCTAGGCTAAGCCCTAAAAATGCAAAGCGACTACTACCTTGCGTGTTAATTAGTAATCATTTTGAAAGTTTTCCTTTTTTATTTTTTTGTAGTCTTTAACGGCGATGCCCGGAATCGAACCAAGGGAAACATAGGAGAGAAACCACTTGCCTGTCACCGCCAAAACGAGACCGAAGCCTCGGAAAAATATAATAAAGTATAAAGGAGACGTCAATTGACCTATCACTTGACAATACTATTTTACCATGTAAAATAAGCCATTTCCTAGCAATTTACTTGCAAATATCTCCCAAAATTTTACGAAAGACAATCAGCTTACCTTTTCGATAGGCTTCTGCAAATTCCAAAGCACCTCTGCTAAGCATGCGGTAGAACTCACTTTCAGAATAGCCTAAGTCCATATAGATAGCCTTGTCTGATAATTGGATTTTCATATCCATGTACTTCTTTGCGATAACCTGCCGAACATATGGATCCATAATACAGTTGACTGCTCTCTCAATCTCCAAAACCTCTGCCTCTGCATCCACATGGTCGATAACCATATTCTCAGTAGCTGTGTTCTTACCAGTAAACGTCTTTGGTTCAAATGAGTAGGTCGTTGTGATCTTAGGCAAATACTCAGCGCCTGCCATTCGGACATACGAGCGATAACTCTCTAGAACGTCATATACATTTTTTTTGGTAAATTGCACGTCAACTCTTTTTAATAACCTCACAACATCGCTCCTTTATGATATAATATTTTTATCGGAATATCACAAAGGAGTCAGCTGTGCTGGCTTTTTTATTTTATTCTTTATTCGTAATCACACTACCTGCACCGTTGACAGTAACCCAGCCATGTTTTTCACGGGCTTCTGCTTCTTTCATCCGGATAAGATTATCTGTGATTGAGTCTGACTTAGCTTTGTTAGCCTTGGCTTCACCTTCTGCTTTGATGATACCTGCATCAGCTTCTGCTTGAGCTTGAACTTTCTTGGTATCGGCTTCCACCTTAGCTTTTTCTTGTTCCTGCTTAGCTGTATCTATCTCTTTTTGTTTAACAGATTCATTTTTGATTGCTGCTTCAATCTCATCGCCTGCGTCTTGGTCTGTGATGGTAAAAGATACAAACTCCAAATCATAAGACTCAAATTTTTCTTTGAGAGCTTTATCGATCATTTCATAAACTTCTGTACGCTTATTACCGAGGATATCGTAAATATCGTAATTTCCTGTTACAGATTCAATAGCACGCTGAACAGCAGGAGATACTACACTATTATTCACGTTTTCTAGGTCTGTGTAATTAGAGAAGACCGTCATGGCTTTTTCCTTGTTTACACGATATTTTACATCGATATTAGTATTTAACCATTGACCATCTTTTGTCTGAGTCGTGATTTTCTCCATTGTTTTTGTTTGAACAGAAGTGGAGAGAGTGTAAACCTTGTCGATAAATGGCATTTTTAGATGATATCCTGTTTGCAGGGTATTTTCTTGCACACCACCAATTGCGCTAACCTTAACCCCAACTGTATTAGCTGGGATACGCTTCACAGCCGTGAGACGAAAAATCCCAAGTGAAGCAACCGCTGCAACTGTAATGATACCGCCCTTAGCAAGTTTTGTAAGTGTCGTTTTTCCTGTTTCGTGATTGTATTGTGTAAACATTGTTTTTACTCCTTTTTTAAATTATTTTTCCATAAGTATGTTGTCAATTATTTCTGGGTCCATTTGATAGCCTCCAAAAGTTCTAAGATTATTCGGTTCCATTCTTCTGTTGTTGTTTCTCTAAAATCAAACTGAGACATCATTTCAGCTCTTTTGAATAATGCCCTCTTAAAGAATGAAGCTTTTTTGGAAAAATCCATATCATCTGTTTTAAACTCAGTCGTGATTTTCTTTCCATAACCCTCTATCTCTACATGGACTCTTGTTTTTCTATAGAGAGGGAGAGGCTCCGCCCAAACACTTCCTTTCAAGTCTAATTCATCGACTTTTTTAAGCATTAACGATATTTTCTTAGCTTCGCTCTCTTTTTTAGCTCCACTGAACGGGTATCTTTTTGGTCTCATTTCTTATCCTCCAAAAGCTCTGGGTTTTCGTAGATATTCCCCACAACCTCACAATCAGTATGTCGTAACCACAATTCACATCCGTGTTGTTTAGATTCAAGACGATACGCTCCACCATAATGCCTTACAACCTCGTAATAAGTCGGTTCAGAATAGACATCCTTAGACATTTTGACTATGTCGCCCTCAAAGATTTCCTTGCCGTTCTTATCAACCAATCCTGTTGATTGCATGAGGATAACGTCTTCCCCGTTTCGCTCATCTTCAAATTTTAACGGAACTGATGTAGATCCATCGCTAAACTTCCCTATGATTTCCTTTCTGACAAATGAAATCATCAGTATTTCATCAATCATTTTTTCTGCTAACACATCCCACGCTCTAAATCTTGGTTTCATTCGGCAAATCCTCCTCTTTGACAAACGTACCGTCAATCCAACGACCCTTGCGGTCTTTGATTTCTTGGTATGCCAGTTCAAAACATTCTTCGAAGTCATAACCAAGAGCTTTGCTGATTATCCTTAAATAGCGGACTGCATACACCAGATTATATCTGCAAATTTTCTTGTCTACTAAATCTTGCGATAACTGAAACTCACTAATGTGAACATTCAAAGATTTAAAACACTCCATAACTTCTTCTTCTCTGAAGCTTTCAGAATCCTTGAATATTTCTTGCACATCCTCTTTTATCAGCAAGGCCAGGCCGACAATCACAACCGCACAGTCTCCGATACTATCTTTGGTCAGCTTCTCATTCTTCTTGAGATAGCCAGCACATAACTCACCGAACTCCTCACTGAGTTTTAGTGACTGCTTGTCTAGTCGTCCACCGTTTTCAAGGTCACGGTCTATAAACCATTGTTTGACTTTTTCTATTGTGTTCATGATAACTCCTTTGCTATCGCTGCTACGACATTGACTGTCACGCTATTTCCTGCTTGTTTATATAATTGACTGTTAGAGTTGACCTCTTGCGCTTTGTCAAAAGCCCAGTCTGGAAATCCTTGCAATCTCCAACACTCACGAGGTGTTAGCTTTCTAATTCTAAAATCAGGCTCAATTACTCCTTGACTTTCTCCAGTCAAGAGGGTATTGGCTACTTGCTTCCAAACTCGTCCTCGTCTTGTTTTAGAGTTTGGGTGTGATAAGTTCACACTATCCCCAACCTCTGCCTCTGAATATCCTTGAGTAGTCGCTTCCTTGATTCTTAGGATGTTGTTTTCGTGATAGCCATTGCTAGTTAAAGTAGGAGCGATGTCATATTCTCCGCCTTTATTATACCCATGACCACGCTGAATGATTTTAGGTTCAAGACCTCCACCTTGATAGGCTCGGATTGTTGGTGCGATGCCGTCTGTTTCGTAAACCACTCCACATTGATTAAAATTGGGTTGCAGGATTCCGAACTGTTTTATAGCGACCTGCTTAGGCTCTTTGTAATCTGTTGCGGTTAAAGTTCCCACTACACCACCTGAACCATAGACCACGCTTTTAGTTCCTTTACTTGTGCCATTCGGATTTCTAGTATTGCCTATAATTTCTATTTTTGGTGGTTGATGATCAGATTGTTCACTTTCTCCGCTGATAGGAAAAACGCTTCTGGTACATTCTCCTCTAAGATGTCCGATAATGAACACACGCTCCCGATTTTGGGGGACTCCAAAATTCTTGCTGTTAAGCACTTGCCATTCCACGTTGTACCCCAGTTCATCCAACGCTGAGAGGATGACCTCAAAGGTATTTCCTCTGTCGTGGTTGAGGAGTCCCTTGACGTTTTCAAGGAATAGATATCTGGGTTTGAGAATAGATGCGAACCTCGCGATTTCAAAGAACAAAGTTCCTCGTGTATCTTCAAAACCTCGTCTGTTTCCTGCAATTGAGAAAGCTTGGCACGGAAATCCTCCACAGATAATGTCCACACTTCCGATTCCTCGAATAGACTCATCTGATACTGCCGTAATGTCATGTAATTCTATTTCTCCTTCTGTATTATGTATAGCTTTATAGCTTGCTCTAGCAAATTTGTCTATTTCACAAAAGCCAATACATTCGTGTCCTGCCAATTCCATTCCCAGACGAAATCCGCCGATGCCAGCGAATAAATCCAAAAATTTCACAACAACACCTCATCTCCGACCGTCACCTTTTCATACACGTCCTTCGTAACCACGAACACACCGTAATCACGTATCGTAAGCGTGTATAGTTTTCCATGTCGTCCTTTCTCGACGACTTTACCGAATATCTCAGCGCCTGCGTTATCCGTTTTGTAGATAACCATCGGCTTTTTCTCTTCTAATTTTTTAATATGGATACTCTGCCAGATATTCAATCCAGCAGACAATAAAATCCAGATAGCTATGAATCGTTTCAATCTGTGACCTCCTAGAATTTCATAAACGTCATCCAATGCGTAGTACCTCTTTGTTGCCCAAATAATGGTTTAAAAGGTACAGACTTAAGAATTTCTTTAACGTTGATTTGACAATCAGACCATTTAAAAACTAGAGTGCCTCCAATTTTTAGAACTCTCATACATTCTTCAAAACCCTTGGCTAAATCTTCCGACCAGGTAACTTTATCCAGCTGGCCATACTGAGCTTTCATTATTGAATTAGGTCCAGCCCATTTTAGATGTGGTGGATCAAACACAACTAGATTAAATGTGTTGTCTTCAAAAGGCATGTCACGAAAATCACCGATAACATCAGGGTCTACGTTTACCTTTTTTCCGTGGATATCAAACTTTTCTTGTCTGATGTCCATGAAAGTTGTATGACTCTCACTTTTATCAAACCAAAACATACGACTGCCACAACAAGCGTCTAGTATTCGTATATCTCCCATCACTCCACCTCCTCAATCTCAATACCTGGGCAATCGAAAACCCAGCCGAAGCCAGCATCTTCTAGTTCTTTTTTTGTAAAACTTTCTTTGTATGCTAAAGAGAAAAATATTTTCCCAATTCCATCTTTAGAAATGTAGTGTTTTGTCGCTTTAACCTTCACAAAATACCGCTTCTCTTCCTCAACCTCGTAGCCGAATTGGTGCATGTTGACAAGGGTTTGAATAGGTGTATTATCTACGTCGTTTAACCAAAAAGCGAACTTACTATCAATCTTTCCCGACTCGCTTTTTGAAGATAACCAATCCCACACATTGTACTCAAATTCGTCTTTGTGTTCCTCATACCAATCCGCCACAAACTTCTTAACTTTGACTTTTCGCGGTTCGTCTAGTTGTTTGATTGTATCGATGATTCTGTCTACATCAATACAATTGATAAATCTACTTTTACTTTCTTTTAAGACGTTACAATAATCAATCAATTCCTGCTTATTCATCTTCCAACTCCTTTATTTTCTTCCTCAATTCTTTGTTCTTTTTCTTCAACAAATCACGCTCCAACGCTCTAATGCGTCTCTTGCGTGAATCGCACGGCTTCGAATACTCGATTATCTTCTCTTCGTTTTGCTCGATTGTGCGTTGATAACCTTTTATCAATTCCTTTTTGTCAAATCCCATCCACTATCCTTTGCAATATCTCGTGATACTCATAAATCTCCAGTTCAATTCTGTAATTCTTATTTCCAGACTTGCCACCGTGCATGAATTCAGTCGATACTATCACATTGTAATTATCATCTGTCCAAATCTTTGCGTCCGTCAAACCGTCAAACAAAGCCTTGCTTGTGGGCGACCAGTTCGGTGGGTCATACTTCCTATTTGTCGGAGGATATATCCGAACCTTAACCTTGCAAGGCTTGTCCTCGCTGTAAGGCAATCCAAAGTAATCTCTCAGTACATTGTTGCCCTCATATTCGGCTAACTGCCGTAAGAACTTAGTGATTTTAGCTTTTTGATGAAAGTGAGGTCTGTCGTTTGCGTTGATCATCTGTTTCCTGTTCAACTCAAATTTCAAAATCAATCGTTCTTTCATGTCTTTGTGAACACCTCATTCAGTTCCATAATCTCCTCATTGTTGTTATACGGATCATACGCTAACCGCCCGAAACCTGCTTTATTCGTGCTTGTTGGTGTGTTACCTGTCCATTTCAAATGCAGAAACTTACTGCACGCTCTACAACGAATTGATGAAGGTTTAATCTTAACCATTCTGTGATAACATTCCCCACAAAACGGACACTGCACGTCTACTTTTACTAATTCAGTCATATTTTTCCAATCTATCAAACATTAAAATGGCAAATCATCATCCGAAATATCCATCGGATTTGAATTTCTAGCAAAATTAGGCGATTGCTGATCGTGGTTGTCATCTAATGGTTGACCACCATCTTTCTTAAATTCCATAAGCTGGAAATTCTCAGCCACAACCTCTGTCACATAGACACGTTGACCTTGCTGGTTATCATAAGTACGAGTCTGAATGCGTCCTGTAATTCCAATCAAAGCGCCCTTCTTAGCCCAGTTAGCGAGATTTTCAGCTTGCTTGCGCCACATAACGCAATTGATAAAATCAGCTTCACGCTCTCCATTCTCGCTTTTAAATGTGCGATTCACTGCAAGAGTAAATGTAGCGACTGCCACATTTGACTGCGTGTATCTCAATTCTGCGTCTTTTGTCAAACGACCAACTAATACGACATTATTTAACATTTTCTAGTTTCCTTTCAATTTACCAAGTAACATATCCGCATCTTCAATCTGAGACTGCTTAATCATCTTATAGTCAACTACTCCAAGATGGTTCAAGAACCATTTAACGATAGAACCATCCTCTTTGCCTTTTTCAGCAGAAATAGTAGCAATTTCTTTCAAGTAGTAGTTTGCTTTTTCTACAGAAATAACTGGGTCATTGACTTTTTTAGGTTGTTGCTTTTTTGTTTGTGTAGCCTCATTCCCGTCATCGTCTTGATCGCTGGTTATTCCAAAAATAGCAGATAATGCGTAGCGTTTAGCGTAAGTGATAGCTGACCCGATTGATTGAGGGTCGTTTTTGACTGGCTTCATTTTGATTGGATCATATTCAATCCACTCTCCTGAACTATGCATCACCAGCGTCCCAACTGTGACATTCCCATCTTCATCGCTTGACGGAAACTGTGTGAATGATAAACCATTCTTACTCGCTGACTCTGTGATAGCTTCTACCACATTTTCAAGTGGTACATACTTGCTTTTAAAAAATGGATTGTTGGCATCTTTTAAAGGTTGCTTCATTTCTTGTTGAGTTTTCGCAAAAGCCTTGCTGAACTCTGTTAATGTTTCTGACTTTTTCATATCCTAACTCCTATCTGATTCTAACTCCTTCTGTTTGAGTTTGAGAAACTCCTGAAATTTCAATTCCATCCTTCAATGCTTTCTTAATAGCGTCCTTATCTAATTCACGAACCATCTTGAAATATTCATCTGGAATTGCTTGTTCGTCGTATTCAATCTTTACAGGATTCTTCTGTACCCAGAAACTATATTCTTCAGTCTTCAGCTTGTAATCTTTCAATCTGCTTAATACTTTAAAAGCAATCTCATTTCGTCGTTCAATTCGCTTATTTGCCGATCTAATCTTGTCCGTCAGTTTCTCTTTCTGAGACTTAGCAGCATCCTTCAAAGCCTTATCATTGCTATTAGCCCATGCCACGTTGTTCATAAGACGATTGATATCCGCGTCTTCAACGATTGCTTCGATATTATCACGCAAAGACTCTTCGTCTAATTCCATGCTTTCTAGCCAGTCTAGAGTTTCATCTATATCATAAATGTTCATCGTTTCTCTCCTACGCCCCTCATTCTTCAAATTTGGGGTCTATTTCCGTTTTTTATTCTTCGTTCGATAATTTATATACCTGCTTCTGAAAATCGCATACAGGCGATTTTAGAGCCATCTACGCACTGCGCCAGTATTCCTCTAAATCAACTGCCATAACCGCTGATAGATTTTTCTGCTCGGTTAAAATCTGCCTACGATAAGGTGCAGTTCCAGCTTGTCGCTCTTCCTCGTTTCGTGGAATATAATATCCACTTGGTTGAGTCTTCTTCGCCACAATCGGATGTCCAAAATTAACTCGCAAACTCTCAACAATCATTTCAAGTCTACGTTTGGATAGATTGAACTTCCATTTGATAGTTAGCGAACTAACAGGTTGTTCAAAAGTCCCGTGATTTACTATGTAATTCAACACGTTAGCTTCTACTTCTTCCATATCTCTGCTTACTGTCATTTAGACGTATGCCCTCCCTTTAAATTCATTGCTCAACTCACAACTACCACACACTTTACACTCAAGAGGTGCGTAGCTATCTATATATTCAAATTCACCCCCACAATCAATGCAGGCGCATTCCCAGATATACATTTTTCAGCCTCAATGCAATACTTTCATAATCACTTTCTTAGGCTCCGGCAAAGCTAACGGCTCTGGCTTCAAACCTTCTGGTCGTTCATTGTCAAACGTAAATCCTTGGAATTCTCTGCGGATGTTTTGACGAATCTCCTCACGTTCAAGCTCACGACCGATTTCAACCGCTTCGTTAAACACTTGTATAATCTTCGTATCTCGTTCTTCCAACTTTCGTTGTTTCTCAAGTTCGTGCAATTCCATTTGTCGTGCTAAAATCCCAGCACCGATAAATCCTAAAATCACTGCACCAGTTCCTAAAAGCTGGTTGATTAGTGGTGGTTCAAACATTTTTATCTCCTTATACTCTTAATTTTCGTACTTCTTTTTCTAATTCCAAAATCTCATAAACATCATTGACATCGTACATAATATCTTTCCCTTGCTTACGAAATCTTAATCCTTTACGTTCTAACTGCTTAACATAGCCATGAGTGAATCCGAACTTCTTCATCAAGGCTTGTTGATTGATTGGCATGCGATCATTCTCTAACTGCTCCTTGACTTGCTTTTCAGCAAAGGCCAGTAATTGGTTTGTGAACAATTCAGCACTTTCGCCGTCCAATCGTAATTGTAACGTTATACCTTCCATTTTCTACATCCTCTCAACTATGCGGGCAAGCATTTTTGTGATATAATGATTTTAATTGTTTTAGTATGTGCCTGATTGCCGTCAGGTGCTTTTTTGTTGTCTTCTAGACTGTCTTACTTTCTAGTGCCCTGAGTTCTATCTCATGGCTGACTTGTTTTAATAGCTTCTCACACGCTATTTTAGCTTCTCTGTACGTTGTAGATTCGCTGATGAAGTAATCAGCAAGTTCGATGATTTTATCTTCCAATTCTAACTACCTTTCAAATGTGGTATAATCAAAATAAAAATGATTGGAGAAATCTTATGTCTAAAAAAACTTGTTTTATCGTTTGTCCTATCGGAGAAGATAACTCTGAAATTCGGAAACACTCTGATACGGTATTAAAATACATTATCACACCTGCTCTTTCGCAAGATGAGTTTGATATTATTCGTGTTGACTCATTACCTACAGTAGATAGAATCGACCAAACGATTATAGAATATTTACAGACCGCTGACCTAGTAATAGCTGATATGACTGGTCATAATGCCAATGTTTTCTATGAATTTGGGTACCGTCAAGCACTTGGTAAGCTCGTCATTCCTATCATAGAAGAAGGGCACTCTATCCCGTTTGATGTTACCACATTAAGAACTATAAAATATGCGACAAATGATTTAGACAAAGCTAACACTGCAATAAATCGACTAAAGGAAGCAATTGAAATTTTTGATTTTGAGAACCAAGCTGATTCCTCAACTATCTCTCCATCAAATCTAGACACTTCTATTTTGACAACTATAAATAATAAATTAGATGCCATCATGGATCTTCTCGCTCAAAATAATGCGACTATTATTGACACGGTAGCTGAACAAGTAGCCAAACACTCTAAGACAGAACAAACTATGGAAGAGCGTATGCTAGCTTTGATACTCCCTGAAATGATTAAAAACCCTGAGTCACTCAATGCTTTTGCGAACTTGGCTCAGAAACAAACTGGTCAGTCCTAAGTTTTAAAGCATCTAGGCTACCTTTTAAGAATGACGTAGTCAACTCGACTTCATCCAACTTCTCAGCAATATATGTCACGGTCCTCAATATCTCGTTGAGGGCTGTTCTTTCTAGTTCGTTCATCGTTTTTTCCTTTCTAGTCTTTTAGAAATGATTTCTACATCTGAGTCGTCCATTTTCAACTGGTCGGCTTTTTCATTTAAACGAGCTTCGACAACTTGGTTAATTTCAAACCATTCTCGTTTTGTAAATTGGCTTCTGAATTTTAGAAATTCGTTTAGTTTTTCTTTCATCCTGCTCCTTTCTGTCTCTAATCTCCATTTCTGCTATAATATAAGCAGAAAGGAGGTGTTTTTATGAAATCCTTTAAAGAATTTCGAGAATCTTTAACAGCTGAAGATATGCAAGCTATTGCTGCTAAAGCTAATGAAGCTACTAAACAGATTGACCATACAGACGGATTGCAACTTGGGATGGTCAGTAGTTTAACTTCTGCAATAACTACTATTGAGTTACTTGAGAAGTATCATGAATGGCTTCATAGCTAAGACGCTTGAATTTTTCTAAGTCTATCTGAAAATTGATAGGCTTTTTTATTTCCCCACTATACGGATATCGTCTTGGTCTCATTTCTTTCTCCTTTGTATTTATTTTTCTACCCTCTCTTTTATTTATTTAGATAAGTAGGACTTGTTGTCTTTTAATATTTATTGTTATTTAATACTTGTTGTTAGTTAATATTTATTAGTGCCTTATTTTACAACGTTGTAAAATGCAATGTTGCAAAATACAATGTTGTAAAACGCAACTTTGTATTAAGTAATTGTGGATAACTCAGACTTCTTCATAGCTATCGCTTCATCAAGGCGTTGCAACATAATTTCAAATTGAAAATCAGTTATTTTTGTATCTGAGAAGAATCTGAAAGTCTGAACTCCTCTCCCTCTGCCGAGGCTTTTTTTGACAGTCCGTAAATATCCAGCTTTTTCAATCTTTTTGAAATGCCTTAAAACCATTTCGCGGCTAATATTCAACCGTCTAGCTATTTCCTCTGGATAGACAAGCCAATTCTCTTTATTACTGAGAACAACCATCAATATCCCAATTGTTGCCGGCTCAAGCTTTGGATCTCTCAGAAAATCATTTTTGACTGCAGTGTAATCATCCGTCGCATTTCTGAAAGATTAATTGAAGATTCAAGTTTTTAAAATCTGTCATAAGTTCTCCTTTCTTTTTAATCTCAAATTGAGATATTTTATTTTAAAAAAATAATTCACTCTCTGATTTGTGAAAATAATTAGAAATAATAGATATCTCATAATCATGAAATGGAGCTTTGCCATTTTCTTTTAATTCATATTGTCTGCGATTTTTCAAACCAATTAAATCTGCCATAAAAACTGTCGTAAGTTCATGTTTTTTTCTCTCTTTTCTAAGCTTTATTTTCGGCTTCAATTCTTGCTTTTTTAACTTTTGCTTTTTTGTAAGTTCCTGCACGCCCTCACCCCCTTATCTTAATTCGTCTAAGCTGACTTCCAGTGCATCAGCGATTTTGCACATATTCTTAAAAGAAATACGCTCGGTTTTGATATTTCTGATTGTATTTGGACTGATACCAGCTTTTTCAGCTAATGCCTTCTGTGTCATCCCTTTTTCAATCAATAAATGCTTAAACTTCTTCCACACACATTGCTCCTTTCCCAATATATTGTGTTTTAAACATATAAAAACACTACATATTGTTATTTAATTTAGATTGTGCTATAATCATTCTTGACTAAGACCTCTCACGTTTTAGTCAAAATTCCAATAGAAAGGAGAAGATAGTATGGCAAATACTCCAATAAAACCTGGAACAGATAATCAGGAACCTGGTCGCTATGTAGAGGTAGGACCTCGTGGCGGAAAAGTTACTAATGGTCATACCGCAACTATCGGAAAAGGTGATCGGCTCCCTCCGACATCTGCTAAAGGTAACGGCTGGAAAAAAGTCTAATCTTCGTTTGCGTACAATCGTTCAATGGTTGTACGCTTTTTCCATACACAAAAGCACATTCCAAAAATATTGATTTGAATCCATGCTTCGGCGTAATCTTTCCCATTGCTGGCATAATGAGTTATATAATGGTGAATCATTTCATTTCTCCCTCCTAAAGGCTAGTCATAATTTGGTCTTAGCCTTACAACATATCCTGTAGCAGCGGTTACATCATCTAGTGTGACTTCTGCTATTTTTTTCGCTCCATCCTCTGTTTCAACAATTAGCCGTGTATAGAAGCGACTATCTAAAATGTTCATCAGATTTGGTTTGAAACTATACGGATATCGTCTTGGTCTCATTTCCTTACCCCCTTTCAAATGTGGTATAATCAAAATAAAACGATTGGAGAAATCTTATGGAATCTAGTAAACTATTCTGTCTATTTTGCGGTTATTCTGTCCCAAACCACTACGATACATTCCGAGAAGAAGAACACTATTTTTTGATTCGTCGTCCACATATTAAGGTTGAGGAAAATATGAACGACAAAATAACAATACAAACAATGAAGTGTCCAAACTGCCATAAAGTTTCGATTGATATCGTGGGCGTTGGTAGTCAATTTCCAAATCGTATTATGCACTTCAACCCTATTTCACTTGCAAAAGTCTATCCAGACTACATCCCTCAGGCTATCAGAAGTGATTATGAAGAAGCTCACGCTATCTTAAATCTCAGCCCCAAAGCTTCTGCTACCCTCTCTAGACGTTGTCTACAAGGAATGATTAGAGATTTTTGGGGAATTTCTAAAGCAAGATTAGTAGATGAGATAGATGCTTTAAAGGAGTCTGTTGACCCTAGCACTAAAAATGTACTTGACGCTCTACGAAAACTTGGAAACATTGGCGCCCATCCAGAAAAAGATGTAAATCTTATAGTGGATATCGAACCAAATGAGGCTCACAAGTTGCTGAAGTTTATAGAATTGCTTATGCAAAAATGGTATATCGAGCGTCATGATAACGAGCAATTACTGCAAGATATTTTAGATTTGGACAAAGATAAACAAGATCAACGCAAATCTAAAAATTCTTGATAATGTGGAGAACAAGGATCTAATTCAAATATTAGCATGCCGTCCATATTGTAATACTGCTCGACGACTCGAATGCTATCCGCTTCAGTTCCTTCGCCTCTCAAAATTGAAAGGTGGATAACTTTTTCAACCTTCAATTCATCAGGTCTACCACGTCTATCGTGGTATTTTTCTTTTTGTCCCGGCATTTCCCTACTCCTTATCTTTTTTATCACATCGGTACTTCACTATCTGACGGATAGTAAAAGATACAATCACAAATCCTGCTAGGATTATCAATCCAACATTTTCATCCATTGCTTTTCACGGCAAATGATGGTACACTATCAAGTAGAGGTTGGGGCTTCTGCCCCTTTCTCTACTTTTTCTTAAGCTCTTTGTCTTTGAGCTTGTAAGCTAAGTACTGCTTATGCCAAAGACGAGCTTCATTGATTAAGCCTAGTATCAAGATGACGGTTGTGGTGTCCTTGGTTGCTAGGCTTTTTATGATGTGTTCCATCATTTGCCTTACCTCCTTTCCCTTAAGCTTGATTACAGTATATCACCATTTTGGTGACTTGTCAACAGTTTTTTAATTAAAAAATAAAAAAAGTTGCGCTTTCGGTGACTTTTTTATATAATCTACTTATAACAACTATAGAAATCGAGGGGAATAAAATGGATTTAAAAAAATATATCGGAACACAAATTAAGATGTTTCGTAAATCGGCTGGATTTACCCAAGATGAACTTGCAAAAAGATTGAATACTACTAAACAAACTATTAGTAGATATGAAAAAGGGGATAGGAAAGCCAACCAAGATATGCTCTTTGAACTTTGCGATATTTTTGGTGTTTCAATAGACGATTTTTTCCCTTCTCAAAATGAATCTACTCAGCTCCCTACCTCTTCCTCCATCCAAACCATCTACGATCAGTTAGAAGATGATAGACAAAAGAAAGTAGTTACCTATGCCGAGAGGCAACTAAAAGAGCAGAAAAACGAAGAAGAAACGAAGATAAACGAAGTATCGGAAAATATCATCAGACTGGATGACTACAGACAGACTACTTACCGTCGTGTTAGTGGGGTTGTCTCTGCTGGTAGTGGCTCTATGCAGGACGACGATTTAGATATGGAAGTTTCATTCTATGAGGATGAAATACCAGACGACTACGACGCTATTGCTTATGTCGTCGGCAACTCTATGGAACCGAAAATAAAAAACGGTGACTATCTCTTCATCAAGAATACCCCACAGGTTGATTTTAACACTATCGGTATCTTCCAAGTAGATGGAGCTAACTATGTCAAGAAACTGCGTCAGGGATATCTGGAAAGCTTGAATCCAGATTATGAGGATATACACCTAGACGAAAGAAACGACATCCGCACTATTGGGGAGGTTGTCAGCGTGTATAGAGAGAAATAAAAATAAATTTAACAAAAATACCTTGACAAAATTTAAATAATACAGTAAAATGGAGATAATTTAAGAAAAAGTGTCAATAACTCTACGGGGTCTGATGCGGAAAAAGTCTTCTCCATTTACTTGGAGGAGGCTTTTTTTGAAACCATTTAAAGACTTAGAAGAACAACTTGATGTGCTCAAAGATAGAGGTCTTGCTATCACCAATAGAGAACGTACATTAAAATATTTATTGAGTAACAACTACTACAATATCATTAACGGATACAGTAAATTCTTCCAGATAACAGATAGTAATAATTATATAGAGGGCGTCACCTTTGATGAAGTAGCTTCTCTCTATACTTTCGATAAGGATATTAAGAGAGCTATCTTGCAATCTATACTTGAAGCAGAACATCATATAAAATCTATTACAGCTCATAGATTTGCAGAGGCTTATCAAAATCAACAATATGCCTATCTAAACACTAAAAATTACGACAACGATAAAATCCTTGATGTAGGCTATATCATTTCTAGACTCTCCAAAATTGTGAACCATAATAAAAATAAGCGTGGAACTTCAATCAACCACTACTATACTAACCACAAAGATGTCCCGATATGGGTTTTAACTGACTACTTGGAATTTGGTGATACACGAAACATTATCAAAAATTTGCCAACGAGCCTACAAAATAAAATTGCAAAGGATTTAGTTAGTTTTTTAAAAACAAATAATCCCGATTTCACTGGTGTGTTCCCTCCAGAAACTATGATTTCTTTTTTAAAAAATATCAACCAAACAAGAAACGTATGTGCTCACAATAACAGACTACTAAATTATAATTGTACTGCAAATAGTGTCTACTTTGCTCCTATCCATGATGACTTCAACTTACAAGACGACGATTCCAGAAAATCAGTCTACTCAACAGTTGTCAGCTTACAGTGCTTCATCAGCGGAGAAGAGTTCGATCGTTTGTGGAATACTCTCAGAAAAAAAGTTAGAAAACTTGAAAACAAGCTAAAATCCGTTGATATAAACATCATAAATGCTACATTAGGATTTCCAAATAATTGGCACCGTAATGAACCAAGAGTGTAAATTAAAATCAACTGTTTCCATTTTGGAAACAACTCAAAAAATCCCCACACTCAAATTTTGGCCAGGGAGAGTGTGAGGATATCCTGTATAGTAAAAGGCATTAAAAAGCCCTCTTTACTATACCCATTTTATCAAAAAAGTGAGGTAAAATCAATGTGGATGGAAGAATTGCCAAACGGCAAGTTTAAATATTTTGAGCGATATAAAGATCCATATACTGAGAAATTAAAAAAAGTTTCAGTAACCATGGAGAAGAAAACTCCACAAGCAAGAAATCAAGCTTCTATCTTACTGCAAGAGAAGATAAATAAAAAACTCAGCACAAAACAAGTAGAAAGCATTACATTTGAAGAAATCTATAACCTTTTTTATAAATCATGGGCACAAACAGTAAAAGCATCTACAAAACACAATTATACTTTTGTTGATGCAACTATAAAAAAAGAAATACCATCTGACACTTTACTAGCTAATATTGATAGACGATATATCCAGAGCAAGATTGAAAATATTATTGATAGCAATGGCTATCATACAGCTTATAGAGTCCGCAGCAGACTCAAAAGCATCTTCGATTATGCAGTTCAATACTCCTATATCGAAAATAACGAGGTTAATTACACGGTTATTCCTAAAAAGCCGGAAACTTTAGAAGATATTGAAAAAAAGCGCAACAAGTTTTTGACTATGCAAGAAATCAAAACATTAATAGACGCACTAAACAACCAACCGTATCAACAAAAATATGCCGATATGGTAACGGTTCTTGCTCTTACTGGTATGAGATATGGAGAGTTGACAGCATTACAACTCAAAAATATAGACTTCCAAAATAAAAAAATTGAGATTACAGGTAATTTTGATTCAGTAAACAAAATAAAAACATTGCCAAAAACCGCAAAATCCATTAGAACAATATTGGTATCAGATGCAGTTATAGAGGCCATACAGCGTCAAGTAATCCGCCTCACTGAACGCCATCAGCCACTAAAAGATGATGATTATATCTTTTGCTTAGAAGTCTGGAATAGCCCAATAACATTAGCATCTTTTATTCAAGCTATAAAAAAATACGGTGCGAAAGCTGGAATAGAAAAAAATTTATCTAGTCATATTTTCAGACATTCTCACATCTCGTTTTTAGCAGAGTCTGGATTGCCTATCAAATCAATAATGGATCGTGTTGGTCACTCAAACGCAAAAATGACTTTAGAAATATACTCCCACACTACACAAGATATGGAGGGTAAACTCGTAGAAACGTTAGATAGTATTTTTTAATTTTGCCCCTTTCCTGCCCCCTTTATTCGCACAAAATAACAACAACCCTTGAAAATCCAGTATTTCCAAGGGTTATATTTTTGTCATTAGAATCCATCTACGTTTGTGTAGATCTTTTGTACGTCTTCGTCGTCTTCAAGAACGCTGTAAAGTTTTTCAAAAGTTTCAAGGTCATCCCCTGACAATTCCACTTCTGACTGAGGAATCATTTCCAATTCAGTAACTTGGAATTCTTGGATACCTGACTCACGAAGGGCAACGATAGCCTTGTGAAGGTCTGTTGGAGCAGTGTAAACAGTGATTGTTCCTTCTTCTGCCTCCACATCGTCCACATCCACATCTGCTTCTAGCAATTGCTCAAAGACTGCATCGGCATCTTCACCTGCAAATACGATAACTCCCTTGT